TTCTACTACTACCCAAATTATAGTGATTACCATTGAAAGTTTAAAGGGAGAAGACGTGAGCCTTCTAGCTACCAATTGGGGACAGAAATGGGGAATTGGAGGAACCGCAAAAGATGACAATGGAGTAATAATTCTCTTGGCTAAAGCAGAAAAGAAAATTGCAATAAACCCCGGTTACGGAGTTGAAGACCGATTAACTGCAGGGATTGGTGGCGAAATTATCAGAAATATTATTGTCCCCGAATTCAAAGCAGGAAGTTTTTATAACGGCTTAAACGAGGGTACTTCTGCAATCATAGACGTACTAAAAGAAGCAACAAAAGACATTCTTTCTGAAGAAACATTGAAAGATATTGAGACAGTATTCAACACCTCAGTAAATGAAAAAGTTGAATTGCATGTAAATAAAGCTCTAACAGAGCAAGATGCAGATTATGCTTCTAAGCTAGAAAAGCTTGTTGAAGCCATTGATAGTGATCATACTGACAAGCTCAAGAAAGTTGTTGAAGCAATTGACACAGATCGTGCAAACAAGCTCAAAGCTGTTGTTGAAAAGTATGAAAATGCTCTTAAGAATGAAGCTAGCAAGTTCAAAGGAACACTAGTAAATAACATTTCCAAATATCTAGAACTTTATCTAGATGAAAAACTACCTGTTACAGCTGTTAATGAAGCTGTAAAAAACAAGAAAGCTCAAAATGTTCTTGAAGGTATTAGAAAAACTCTCGCCGTTGACATGGCATTCTCCAAAGATAGCATCAAGGAAGCCGTTGTTGAAGGTAAGAACAGACTCGATGAAGCTGCAAAGCAGCTTGAAGCCTCCAATGCGAAAGCAACAGCTCTTGAAGAAGAGCTAACAAAATTAAAGGCAGAACTTACCCTTGAACAAAAAGTTCAAGGATTAGATGAAGAAAGAAAAACATACGTAAAGAAGATGTTTTCTGGAAAATCTGACAAGTTCATAGCTGAAAATTTTGACTACGCAGTGGGGCTTTATGAGAAGTCAGAAGAAGAACAAGTTGATTCACTAAAAGAAGAAGCAGTAAATGATGCTGTTTCTGCCAAGGTGGATCGTCCTGTTATTGCAGAGTCTGTAGCCAAGCCAGTTAATGAAGACCCTGCCTTCAATAATTACCTATCTGAATTAGGTAAGTACTAATTTCTCTGAGGCATTAAGCCTGAACAGAAACAATAAGGTCGACAATTTACAAAGGAAATACATATTATTATGTCAAAATCTATTCGTCCTTCGCAGTCTTACATCAGTGAAGATCGCGCTAAACTATTAACAGAGAAGTGGGCTCCAGTATTGGATTACACATCTGCTAATGTTGCAGCAATCGAAGACGACCATACTCGCTTAAACACCGCTATCCTCTTGGAAAACCAAGAGAAGTGGTGCATGGAGTCTAACACTGCCGGTCCCGGTTCCACTCTTGGTTCTTGGACAGATGTTGGGAATCAGTTCCCTTCACAAAACGACAGCGGTTACGCCCCAGGTGATTACCGTCTTCCAAAGATCCTCATTCCGATGATTAGACGTACCTTCCCTGAGTTGATCACTAACGAAATCGTTGGTGTTCAGCCCATGAGTGGTCCAGTTGGTCTTGCCTTCGCCCTCCGTTATAAATACGAAGGTGCCGCTCTTGGCTCACAGATCAACAGTGGTGACGCAGCTCCTAACGTCAGTGGTCCCGTTGGTGGTCCTCAGTCCCAGTCTGATGGTGCAGAACTCGGTTATCAGTATCTAGATTCTAGATTCACTGGTACCTCTGCTTCCAATCTTTCTGGAAACTCAGACTTCTCAATGGTTGCTAGTGATCAGGGTGTTGCTCAGTTGCTTGCCAACTTTGAGCTCACATCCAAGATCCCTCAGATCGTAGTTAGCTTCGAAAAGACAGCCGTTGAGGCTGGTACTCGTAGGCTCGCTGCCCGCTGGTCCGTTGAACTCGAGCAGGATTTGAAGAACATGAACGGTATTGATATCGACACTGAGCTCACAAACGCTATGTCTTATGAGCTACAGGCCGAAATCGATCGTGAAATGATCATCAGAATGATCCAGACAGCTCTTAACGGTGGCTTTGGCCGCGGTTATTCTATCTGGTCTCCTGCTTCAGCAGACGGCCGTTGGTTGGTTGAACGTAACCGTGACTTCTATCAAAGGCTCATCATCGAAGCTAATCGTATTGCCGTTCGTAATCGCCGTGGTAGCGCCAACTTTGTTGTTGCTACTCCTCGCGTTTGCGCAATCTTGGAAATGCTCCCTGAATTTCAGTGGGTACCAGTCCAGGGCAACGTTAATACTCAGCCCGTTGGAGTCGCAAAGGTTGGTACTCTCGCTGGTAGATTCAATGTATATCGTGACACACGTACAGAGGCACAATTTGAAGCCGCTGGTGGTGGAAACTACGCCGGAAACGCCGCAGCTCCCGTCACCCGTAATGCTCGTCTTGAGTACGCCCTATTGGGCTACAAGGGACCAGAGTTTTACGACACTGGTATCATCTATTGCCCATACATCCCTGTCATGGTACAAAGAACAATTGGACCCAATGATTTCGCTCCCCGTGTTGGTCTCTTGACCCGCTACGGTGTTGTCGATAACATCTTTGGTGCCAACTTGTACTACCACGTTATCATCCTGCAGGGTCTCGGCACTGCGTTCCAGCCTGGAACACAATCAGTCTACTTCTAAAAAAAGTAGTCGGGATTCAGAAAAGAAACAATTTCACCTGGTACGTCCCAGGAAATTTAAAAAAGGGCCTCTTGCGGGGCCCTTTTTTTTTGTTGAATTATAAAAATAAAGGCACAAGAGAATAAATATTTTTGTATGTCTGTAGATTACGTTAGCACTGCACCATGGAATGATCCATTTAACCCTTTTACTGCATATTCTACATTGACTGTTACTGGCACAGGATGGCCTACCATCACACTCACATTGACAGGATTCAATCCTGCAGGTGGCCTGGAGAATGATGCAGCATTTTCTAACATAACAACACCAGGGTCTTGGCCAGATAACATAGGCACTATAAATGTCATATATATCACAACACAAGGGTATGATTTGAGAAATACACCTCCCTTTGTGGGTGAAGGTGGTGGATTTCAGATACAGAATTATTCTGGTGCTTCAAATAGATATTTGGCATTGATGGGAGGCACAGGAGACACAGGAGGCAATGTGTATAACTGGATTCTGATTGGCTGGTATCCAGAGGAGCCAGCTATAAATCCATACCCAGTTATCTACCGGGATAAATCAATTGCGCGCAACAGAACCATTCTCAAAACAGCTGCCTCTCCTGCTCAAATTGCAGATTGGGGCAATGCATATTATGGTTATGCATGGCAAGCTGCAGGTAGTGTTAACAGCCAAGATGGAGGCATTGTGGTGCCTCATCTGACCATATCTGCAGGCACAACAGCTCCTTGGGAACTGAGAAGAAGAAGATTATTAGAGATAGCGTAAAATAAAGGCACAAGAGAATAAATATCTGTATGGCTCTACTAACATCTTCACTGTCTTCACAGGCTTCTAATAATAGCACATACAACCCAGTTAACTCTGCTTTCACTGGCACTGTTACTGTTTCAGGTCAAATTGATCCTGGATTCAATGGTTCTTTATCTGGTAGCAGTTATGCCTTCAGTGGAACGTTCAGTTACAGTGTAACAGGTGCTGCTGGTAGCACATTGACTGCTGGTGCAAATCAGTTGGTATTGACCATTCCTTATGCTGGTGGTTCCAATGTGGCTTATGGTGCTTTGCAAGGCAATAGCGTATATTTCCCTGGTGCAAGTGCTGCAAATATTGTTGTAGGTTTCAGTGTACCTTTGAATAACACCACCATAAGTGTATCTGCAAATAGAGTTGCAGCATCTCTTCCATCTAGTGCTGGATTTGTTAATCGGATTGATGTGCCTTATAAGAGCACAGGCACTGACACAGCTCTAGGAGCAAATAACGTTACCTTCCGCACTGTGGGTGACTTCTTGAGACTATGGAGTCTCAACGGTTAATTATTGTCTAACTGTTTTAGTAAAGTACTTGTATTTGTCCCACAAGGCCTTGTGTTGATCTAGCAATTCAATTGTGTTGGCTCTGATAGGATTGATATCAATTCCACCGCGTCTCACATACAAGCAAGACACCATCAATTCCTCTGGCTTGGCCAAATCATACAGACGCTTGTAGATGGTCTCACAAATCTCTTCATGAAAATGACATTCATCTCTAAAAGATGCAAAGTACTGCAACAAGGAGGTGGGGTTGAGAGCATAAGGGCCCTTGTAATGAATATACACATCACCCCAGTCTGGCTGAGAAGTGACCCTGCAATTGCTTTTCAATAGAGCAGAATGGTAGCGTTGAATTTTCTGTGGATCACCATCCGTCCAGCTCAACAAGGCAGGATCTTCTTTGTAGCCACGTGAACTTATTGTCGTCACATCAATGAGATTCTCCAGTGTGGGGTATTGAGCGTTAGGAAACAGTGGTGGGTAATACATGGCATCATCTACCGCTTTTGTAAGACGAACATAGACCTGTACATCTGTTTCTAATAGCTTGGATAGATCTTCTTGCATCTTGGCTTCCAACTGCTGCAACACACTCACAATGCTGCCATTGAATTTTTCCATGTTGAATGTGTTCATGTACAGCTTGATGGATTTGGATTCCACAATGTACTTGTTGGTAGCAGGATACACACACTTGGCTATGGCTGCAATGGGCATGCCTTCTTCAGTTATGCAGGACACTTCATATGCATTCCACACATCATATCCTACAAAGGGAGGATTCTCATCAGATATGTTCAAATGCTTTCTGTTGTTTTGACGAGGTTCACGCACCAGCATGCTTGGATCATAAGTACACTTGTACCCAGTTATTTTACCCAAATGCTTTGATATGTTACTGTTATCTAATTCCGTATTCATTAAGTTTTATTTTAATTGCTTGCATGCGTTGTTCCACTGTTCCCTTTAAAATAGTTACCTTGCCCTTCAATCTTTCATCTTTAAGCCAACAATTTTCATACGAATCAATAATTGCATCTCTAAATTCTTTATTTGTACTTCTCTCGCCATCATCAACTAACGGAACATCATGAGGACTTGGATAAAAAATATGATCATATCTATGAATATGATTTACATAATACATGAGACCCAGACTATTTGATACAGGAAAATCTTTTAGCCTGTTATAAGCAAAGTAACTCGTATAGATCATGCCATCCATCAAGCAGCGATCGTGCAATATGCCCTCAAATCCAAACCCCTTGTAATTATAAAATAAATTCTCAAATTCTTTATTTAGAATTAAAGTCTGAGTCACATCATTTGCACCTGACTCATTTATATCAACTCCATGCTCGCGTTTAATCAGTCTAGTCACTTCATCAATATAACATAATTTAGAACCATAAAACTTCTTACACTCCTTGAGCAGAGTAGTTTTACCAGAAGACTGAGGACCTGTGAAACTGAACATCATTTG